GACCGAAAGATCATGTACCGCATGGGCGGCGAATGGCAGGCCTACCAGCCCCACATCGACGCAGGGCGCTTTGAAGTTCGCGCCGGTACCAGTGACAGCGGTCACGCCTACAACCAATCCAAATTCACCCCCAAGGGCGTCAACTGGGTTGCCGGTCTGTGGGCTCAACATAATCTCAAGGGGGCCGAATGATGGCCGCGCTTCCGTATATGCAGTTCTACGTCGCCGACTATTTGGCCGACACCTCCCACCTGACCACGGAAGAGCATGGCGCCTACATGCTGCTGCTGTTCAGCTACTGGCAGACCGGCAAGCCATTGCGCATCGATCGTCTATCCACCATCGCACGCGTTCCTAACGACCGTTGGCCTTCCGTTGCCGATACGTTGAGCGAGTTCTTCCACGTCACCGAAACGCACTGGATTCAGTTCCGCGTTGAGTCGGATTTGGAGGCTGTAAATAGCAAGGTCCAAACGGCCTCCAATGCAGGAAAGGCCTCGGCACGGAAAAAAGCACTCCAAAAGCAACAGAATTCCAACGAAACATCAACGACCGTTGACGATCCGTTGCAACGGAATGCCAACCATACAGATACAGATACAGATACAGATAAGAACAAAACCCCCTTACCCCTTAAGGGGGATGACCTGTTCCCGAAGTTCTGGACGCTCTACCCGCGCAAGCAGGACAAGGCCAAGGCCATGAAGGCTTGGGCGAAACTCAAGGTGAATGACGACCTGTTCGCTCTGATCGCCAGCGGTCTTGCTGCACAGTCCGTATCAGCCGACTGGACCAAGGAGGATGGCAAGTACATCCCGATGCCAACCACCTGGCTCAACGGCAAGCGCTGGGAGGACGAGGTAAAGCCAGCCACCAACGTTCGCCAGTTCCCGGCATCCCGCCACACCGGCTTCGAGAACCGAAACTACACGGCAGGGCTTACGCCTCGCGGGGATGGCACCTATGACTTCTAGCCCGAAGCAGGTCGACTTGACCATCAACGACATCGAGAAGCGCTTTGGCGTGATCGGCAAGCAGCCGGCCACCTGTCCGCAGCACGGTGAATACGCCTCGGTCATCCGAAAGAACGCAGACAGGGCTTCTGGATGCCCGGATTGCGCCGACAAAGCTCGCCAGGAGCGCGACGAGGAAGAACAGCGGGCAACGTATGCCCGGATCGTCGAACAGCGTCTGGAGCGCAAGCTGGGGGCTTCCCTGATCCCGAAACGGTTCATGGGCAAGAACTTTGCCGACTTCCGCGCCGAGACGGCGGCCCAGAAAGCCAACCTTGCCAAGTGCGTCGAGTACGCCGAGACGTTCCCGCAGCACCTGGATGAGGGTCGCTGCATCGTCATGACCGGCACCCCTGGCACTGGCAAGACCCATCTGGCCGCTGCCATCGCGGGTCACGTGATCGTCAACCACAACGCCACAGCCGTGTACCGAACCGTCGGCGGGCTACTCCAGTTCATCAAGGGCAGTTATGGCGATCGGGCCGAATACACCGAGGCCGAGGCGTTCGCCAGCCTGGTCGAGCCATCCCTGCTGATCATCGACGAGGTTGGGGCCACCAAACCATCCGAGTTTGAGCTGGCAACGCTGTTCTCCGTGATCAATGGCCGGTACGAGGCGCAACTGCCCACCATCGTGATTTCCAACATCGACGCCAAGGAGCTGGGCGCCGTGCTGGGAGATCGCAGCGTGGACCGGCTGAGGGAAGGCCGCGGCATTGGCCTGGTATTCGAAGGCGCCTCAGAGCGCAGCAAGCGGAGGGCTTCGTGATGACCGACTACACCGAACTGAAGCGGCTGGCTGAGCATCATCGTTCGCTTGGGCATGCCTACACGGTAGCAACTCCATCCGCAGTCCTGGCCCTGATCGCCGAGAACGAGCGCCTATCCGGAGAATGCGAGGGCTGCCCAATGCAGGTCGCCGAAGAACTCCGGATTCAGGTTGACCAGCTCCGAGCCGAAAACGCCGGCCTACGCACCGGCTACCAAGCCTACGAGCGGGTGAATGCTGAGCTGAAGGCTGAGGTGGAGGTGCTGCGCAAGGACAAGGATCGGCTCGACGCGCTCGAATCGAACTTCTGGGATGTCCGTCACGACAGCCATCCAATCGCAGACACCGGCGATAGCAGCAGCTCGCTGGAGATTGTCGGTCACTGGATGGATAAGCCGTTCGAGCGGGTGATTGGCGAGGACTGGAACGAAAACCTGCGCGCCGCCATTGATCAGGCGATGAAGGCTCCAGCATATCCGCCAGCTCGCCCCGAATACCCCGAGATCGACGACATCCCGGATTTCACGCCAGGTAATGGCAACAGCGCACGGCGCCGAGCTGAATCGCTGGGTATCGACTACGACGCCGCCATGGCCAAGGGAGAGCAGTCATGACCGACCTCCAGTTTGATTTTGGATATTTGGCTGGGCGCCTGCTGTGGTCGATGTTCTGGTCCTGGGTGATTCTTTTTGTGCTCACGTCAGATTTGGAGGGTGCGAGACATGACTGACAAAATCTCCGTCAACTGCCAGGCCAAGCTTTCAGAGGCCATCACCCGACTCAGCACCATGTTCCGCGACAAGAAGTTCGTGGTCGTCTCCCTGCGCCCGGGCAAGGACCGAACGCTCGACCAGAATGCCCTGTGGTTCGCGATGTACAAGCGGATCTCCGAAATGACCCAGATTGGCGATCCGGCCGATGCCCGGCGCTACTGCAAGCTGCACTTCGGTGTGCAGATCCTGCTGAACGAGGATTCAGGGTTCCAGGCGGCCTGGTACCGGGTAATGCGCCATCTTCCCTACGAGGAGAAGCTGGCCTTGATGGGCGAGCACAAGTTGTTCGGCCCGGACGGCTTCCCGGTAACCAGCCTGTTCAATCGCGCCCAGGGCATCCAGTACACCGACCGCATGGCCACGTACTTCACCGGCCAGGGCGTGGTGTTCTCCGATCTGCTGAGCGAGGTGGCGGCATGAGCCATAACTTCAAGCCGGGTGATCCTGCTTTGCTGCTGATCGGCATTGGGCCGCTTGAGGCTGGCTCATTGGTAGAGCTGGTCAAACGTATTGGCGCCGGCACAGAAGTAATTCTGGTGGGCGGCGGGAAAGCGGAGTGCCTTGAGTGTTCGTGGGTGTTCAGCAATGCGCAGATCCCCGAGCCAGGGCTGGCGTTTGCTCCAGAGCGCCTGTTGATGCCCCTGCTCGGCTACTTCACCGATGAGCAGCAGAAAGCCAAGGAGGCCGAACCATGCGAGTAGCCCTCAAGGAGAAGAAGGCGCCCAAGGCGAAAACCTGCAAGGTCGAAACGTGCAGGGCCTCTTTCGTCCCGCAGCGCCTGGGACAGCGTGTTTGCAGCCCAGCGTGCGCGATCCTCGACGCGCCCACCAACCAGGCCAACCAGGAGAAGGCCCGCAAGTCCCTGGCCCAGGTCGAGCGCCGGGAGATCAAGGTACGTAAGGAGGCCCTGAAAAGTCGCGCAGACCACCTCAAAGACGCAGAGAAGGCCGTGCGCGACTACCGCCGCACCTACGAGCTGAGCATTGGCAGCGGCTGTATCAGCTGCGGTCTGAGCCAGGAAGAGATCCGCGCGGCGCAGGGCTGGAAGGTCGGCGGCGCGTTCGATGCCGGCCATTTCATGGGTAAGGGCGCCCGGCCAGAGTTAAGGCTGACGCCATCCAATATCTGGCTCCAATGCAAAGCCTGTAACTCGGGCTCCTACATGCATGCCAGGAAAGGATACACCGTCTCCCAGGGGTTCCGCGCCGGGCTCATTGCCCGCATCGGCCTGGAGGCGGTGGAAGCGCTCGAAGCCGACCATGAGCCGCGCAAGTACACCGTCGAAGAACTCAAGGCAATAACAGCCGAATACCGGGCCAAGACCCGCGAACTGAAGAGGGGTAACGCAGCATGAACGGGAATATGCGAATTACTGCTGATCGCCATCCGTGGAACCTGTTCATTGAGCTGCGGGCTGGGGTTCAAGCAGAGGATGGCGGATTTAGCGTGGCTATGCCGCTTGTCCTGGCCGACTTACCAGAAGGGCAATCTGCCGACCCATTCATGAAACTGACCCCGGCTGACGCCCAGCAGTTGCTTGATGAGCTTTGGCGCTGCGGTATTCGGCCATCGCAGGAGCAGGGAAGCGTTGGGCAGTCTGCGGCAATGCAAAAGCACCTCGATGATATGCGCACGATTGCCTTTCACGTACTGAAGGTGAAGCCATGATCTATCGCAACGTGATTTCCGCAGTGGTCCGGGCCCTGGCTGCCGAGACGATCAACTCCGCCGGCGGGTGCGACTTCGAGCCAAAGGTCCAGACCAGCAAGCTCAAGGGCGAGATAACCGGCAAGGATGCGACCCTCCTGGCCGACTGCATCGTCCACAAGCTGCTCCATGCTCAACTGACGCCACGGCAATGGAATGCTCTGGTCGCCAAGTACAGCACCCACAAAGGGCGTAAGGTCGATTCCATCGGCCGGCTCGTCTGCGCGATCAAAAGCCCCGCGCCACAGCGGTTCACCCAACAGGCCGTGCTTGTCTGGGCGGTCCCGCAACAGGTGAAGGGCATCCAGCGCCAAGCCGTCATCGCCAAGCCTGCAGAGGTACTTAAGTGCAAGAAGCATTGCGGCTGCCAGGGAAAATGCAAACTGGACTGGCGGAATAAGGCGGCCCAGGAAGCAGTCGAGCGCGCCAACCGTCACGCAAAGACTGTCGCCGAGGCTCGCCCCGGGGAAATGATCGTTCTAGCTGCCTCCAACTACGACATGACCAACTGGGACAGTCAGGGCCTGACGGAGCGTACCTATCAGCGGTGGAACAAGGCGATCAGGGGCGCGCTGGAAAGTCTTGTGGATGAAGCTCTGGTGGAAGCACAATCTATGCTTGAGGATTGCGGCGTACTTGAGGGGAAAGCAGCATGAGCAGTGCATACGCGCAAGGCTGGAACGCTTGGCTCGACAGCAAAAGCCAGGACGATAACCCATGGACGGAGTGCAGCGACTCGGGTCATGAGTGGATGCGAGGTTACATCGACGCCGAAAAGCGCGCCGATGAAATCGGAACTGATCTAGTAGAGCGTGCGAAATGACTGATCGTGAACTGTTGGAGCTGGCGGCCAAGGCTGCCGGTGTTGATTTCGATGGAAATACTTTCATTAAGAGTGATCGCTATTCCTCCAACATATGGGATCCGCTGTTCGATGACGGTGACGCAATGAGGCTGGCGGTTCAGTTGAGCCTGAGTATTGACATTGGGGCGCCTGGTTTCTCGCCGAACGATACAACGGTTCAGCAAAGAGGTTGTGCCGGCCTTCGCGTTTGCGAGCCTCACAATTCTGACCCGCTTGCCGCCACTCGCCGCGCCATCGTTCGCGCTGCGGCTGAGATGGCCAAGGCATCGACATAAATAACTTAATAGTCCCTCAAAAGGGCTTGCAATGTCATGTCGCCATGTCGTAAATTATCCCCATCCTGTCATTCCTGCGTGTGTAGGACTGGCGGGAAGGAGATGATGGAAGGTGTTGACGCGGGGCAATCCGCTGCAAGGTTAACCGCATTGGGGTTTGGTATATCCGGCCCTGATTAATCCCAGGTTCGAGTCCTGGCCATCTCCACCTATTTTGAACCCGGCCACTGCGCCGGGTTTTTTATTGCTCCGATTTCACCTGTAGCCAGGACAGCCCTCGGGAAGGCCTGGACGTCGATAAGCCGGACAGTGCGGCGCACGAAACAACACCGGCAGCCCGCGGACCCTGACCCACATGCTGTTCGGGGTGGCGCGAGACTGTAGCGGCGAGATCGATGCAATAGGGCGTTGACGCTGTGATGGTCTTTGGCGGGCGGCGTGGGAAGACACGCATTTGCGGGTAGCGCAGGTCGCTAGACAGCCTTCCAAGCTTTCGATCAGGGTTCGATTCCCTGTATCCGCTCCAAATCTGGCCCGAAGCATTGACGGTTGATGCGCCCGGCTCATAACCGGGGGAAGAGGGTTCAAGCCCCTACGGGCCGACCAGGCATGTGGCCTCAAGCCTCTGCGGCGTAGATCTGAGATCTTTTCAGGGAGCCAAAACAACTTGAGCGACTGAGGGGAAGTGCCTCGGTGCCTTTTCAGGGCCTCGACATTGATCGTGGTCTTTTCGTCTTCAGCCCCACCACACCCATCGCTCTGAGCTGGGAGTGCTGCTGGGGCTGATTCAATTCACCGCTGCTCCCCAGCGTTTGGCCGATCACACCGGCCTTTTTATCCCGTGGAGAACCCAATGGCAGAACCAACGAGCACTGCCGCCGGCGTATTGCTGGTGAAGTACGGCGTGGTCATGGCTGCTTTCATCGGTTCAATCCTGTCCCTTGGTTTTCTGAAAGACCTTACCCGGGGCCAGGCAGCAACCGCTGTAGCTACTGGCTTCGGATTTTCGGTCTACCTGACGCAACCAGTGACGTTATGGCTTGCCCCCAAGCTCGACCTTGCTGTGAATGATGACCTGTTGTGTGGCGTTGCATTCGTGCTCGGCCTGACAGCGATGAACATCATTCCAGCCATCAAGGCAGCAATGGGCGCGTTCGTAACGGCGCGAGGTGCATAACATGAACAGTATTCTTGTTTCTGCACTGGGGGTTATTGACGCCGCCCTGTGCATCGTCGTAGCCCTGGCCGCCTGCGATTACCTGCGCCGGGTTCGCCCGATAGACCAGCCTCTGCTGAGCGTTGCGTTCTACCTGGTCGCCATTGGCGCGTTCGGATCGTTCGTCACCTCCATGCAAGGCCATTGGGTAAACCCCATGGGCGCGATGCTCCATGCCGGGATGGTGGCTTACGCCTGGGCTCGCCGTGGGCATGTGTGCGAGATCAAGCAATAACGCGCGACACGTTTCGCGCATCAGCAAATTGTGTCGCGACACTGGAGGGTTGAATGGATAGGCCAATACCTCCCGAGTCGCTGCTCGAATTGTCGGAGCTGTCCGACTTCGGCATCCGCCTGACTCCTGCGCCTGAAGTGTGGGAATGGCTCCAGGCCGAGATCCTTGCCGACACCGGCAGCATTCACAATCCAGACCATGCCCATCTACTTGATGCAGACATCCGGATCATGTGGGCATCGTCCAGCTTCAGCAAGCAGGGCCGCAAAGTCCTGGGCCAGGCCGAGCAAGTGGCGTTCCGCGCTGGTGGTTGGCAGAAGGCTCGGATGGAACAACAGATGCGTGATTGGTTCGGCGATGTGCCGGCCTTCATCATCACACTGGCCGCTGACTACTGCGCCCAATGCAGCGACACCGACTTCTGTGCCCTGGTAGAGCATGAGCTGTATCACATCGCCCAAGCGCGTGATGGGTACGGCCAACCCAAGTTCACCCAGGAAGGCCTACCCAAACTTGAGATGCGCGGACACGACGTTGAAGAGTTCGTCGGGGTGGTGCGTCGGTACGGTGCGAGCCCTGATGTCCAGGTGCTGGTCGACGCTGCAAATAAGCCCGCCGAGGTGGGGAAACTGAATATATCGAGGGCCTGCGGAACCTGCCTGCTGAAGCTGGCCTGATTTTGGACAGGCATCAGACAGGTGAAATTCTATGGCAGTCCTTCAAAACGAAGTGAAGGCCTTTATCGTGCAGGCGCTGGCTTGCTTCGATACGCCGTCACAAGTGGCTGAGTTGGTCCAAAAGGAATTCGGGCTGACCATCACGCGGCAGAAGGTTGAATCGCACGACCCCACAAAGATTTCCGGCAAGTTCCTGGCAAAGCGGTGGGTGACTCTGTTCAACGACACGCGTCAGCGTTTCCGGGAAGACACCGCCGACATCCCGATTGCCAACCGGGCTTTCCGATTGCGCGCCCTTGGCCGAATGGCTGAGCGTGCCGAGAACATGAAGAACATGGCATTGGCCGCCCAGCTCATGGAGCAGGCAGCCAAAGAGACGGGCGGGGCATACACGAACAAGCAACAGGTGGATCTGAGCTCCACTGACGGGTCGATGACCCCGAAGGCGGCGCCAGCCGGAGTAGATGCGGCCCTCGTTCAGGCCCTGGTAGACAAACTGGTTGACTGATGGCTATCAAACCGATCGAGTGGGACGCGCTGAGCCACGCTGAGCGCTCCGCTTTGGTCGCGGCCGGTGAGCACAGCCCTCTGGCCTTCACCAGCCTGTGGTTCAACATCACCCAGGGCGACAGCTTCAGAACGAACTGGCACCACCACTACTTCGACTTCGCCGCCCGCCAGATGCTTACCGGTGAAGCGCAGAACATCGTCGTCAACATTCCGCCGGGAGGCACCAAGACCGAATTCTGGTCCGTTCACCTGCCGGTATACACGATGGTCAAGCACCGCCGGGTGCGCATCCTCAACACCAGCTATTCCAAGAGCCTGGTAGATGAGAACAGTGAGCGCAGCCGCGCCCTGGTCAAGTCTGCTGAATTCCGCGAGTTCTACCCCTTTGACATCGGGAAGGACAAGGTAGACGACTGGACGCTGGCTAAGGATGGGAAGCGCATCCATCAATTGTTCAGCCGCTCAAGTGGCGGCCAAATCACGGGTGTCCGTGGCGGCTACATGGGTGACGGCTACACCGGCCACATCCAGGCGGATGACTGGGACAAGATCGACGACCTCTTCAGCGAGGCGAAGCGCCGCAAGTCGCACACCCGCCTGGTGAACACCCTGCGCAGCCGTAAGGCGCACAGCGGCACACCATTCGTTGCGATCCAGCAGCGCGGCCATGTCGATGACTCGACCGCCTTCCTGCTGTCCGGTGGCATGGGCCTTAAGATCGATCTGCACATCAAGATCCCGGCCCTGGTCAATCAGGAGTACATCGACTCACTGCCCGACGGCATCCGCGAGCGCTGCATCAAGAGCGTGTGCGGGTCTGAGCAGGTAGATGGCTACTGGTCTTATTGGCCGGCCAAGGAGAGCGTTCACGACCTGATCGCGCTGCGCACGGCCCACCCGTACACGTTCAGCAGCCAGTACATGCAGGACCCCGACACGCTCGACGGCGGGATCTTCTCGGCTGATGACTTCCTGTACTACGGGGACGTGGATGCTGGCGCTGATCTGCCGGCACCAGAAAAGTTCGACTATCGCTTCATCACCGCTGACACCGCCCAGAAGACCAACACATGGAACGACTGGACTGTGTTCGCGGAGTGGGGCGTGGCCGAGGGCCGCATCTACCGGCTGAGCATGAAGCGCGGCCGGATGGACGCCAAGACGCTGCGCCGTGAGTTCGAGGCGTTCGTTAAGGGCTCATGGGCCAAGAACGGGAAAGCAAACGGCATCCTTCGCCGGGTCTACGTCGAGGACAAATCGAGCGGCACCGGCCTGATCCAGGAGATGGAAAAGCGCCTGCCGCTCAAGGTGACGCCTGTTCCTCGGGACCGCGACAAGCTGACCCGCGGCCTGGACGTCCAGGGCTTCCACGCTGCCAAGTTGGTCTGCCTGCCGTATGACGACAGCCAAAACTACGAGTTCGTGTGTGAGGTCGCATCCTTCACCGCCGACGACAGCCACAAGTACGACGACCAGACAGACGTGATGATCGACGCCTTGTCCGAGGTTTACATCAAGGGCAAGCGCTCAATTCGCGACCTCCTCTAATCAAATCGGTGACTCCATGAGCAAGAAGGGCTTAGTGCCAGCCAACAAAAAGCTGGGCAAGGCCCTCACTCGGGCCTTGGTTGAGTACAAGGCTGGCACGAAACACACCGCCGATGGCTTGGTGAACGTCGTGTCCGGCCTTGGCACTGAGAAGGCCAAGCGCTCTCACAGCCAGTTCCAGTACGGGTTCCTTAACGACTTCCAGCAGCTGGACGCGGCATACCAGACCAGCTGGCTTGCTCGGGCGATCGTGGACTACCCGGCCGAGGACATGACCCGCGAGTGGCGCACCCTCAAGTGCGACGACGCTGACGTGATCCGGGCCGAGGAGGACCGCCTGAACCTGCCTGCCATGGTCAGTGAGGCCACAAGCTGGGCGCGCCTGTACGGTGGCGCTGGCATCCTCATGTTGACCAATCAGGATCTCACCAAGCCGCTCAAGCCTGAGAAGATCAAGAAGGGCGACCTATACCGCCTTCTGGTCATCGACCGCTTCGACATGACGGCCATGGATCTGAACCAAACCAACATCCTGGCTGCGAACTACTTGCAGCCGGAGTTCTACACCATCGCCGCGGGCGCCCAGATGATCCACTGGACGCACTTCGCCCGGTTCGCTGGTGCCAAGCTGCCGCGCCGTCAACGCGCACAGACGCAGGGCTGGGGCGACTCAGAGCTGCGCAAGTGTCTCGATGACGTGATGGACATCGTCGCCAGCAAGGACGGCATCGCCGAGCTGATGCAGGAAGCGAACGTCGACATCATCACGCGCGAAGGCCTCTCGGATGAGATGGCAAGCGATCAGGACGAAGCCATCACGGCGCGCTACGCCCTGTTCAGCATGATGAAGTCCTCGATCAATCTGGCGCTGCTGGACGGCGACGAGAAGTACGACCGAAAAACCCTCGATCTTTCCGGGGTTGCACCGGTGCTCGACCTGCTCATGACCTGGCTTTCCGGTGCAGCTGACATCCCTGGTACTCGTCTGTTTGGCGAGGCCGCAAAGGGACTCAGCAACGGTGGCGAAGGGGACATGAACAACTACCACAACTCTCTGTCTTCGAAGCGCCAGGTTCAGATCGACCCGGGTCTTCGGCAGATCGACGAGGTGCTGGTGCGCTCGGCTACAGGCAAGTGGCTGGAAGACTTCAACTACGTCTGGAACCCGTTCCAGCAGCCTGACGCGGTCGAGATCGCCCAAGCCAACAAGGCCAAGGCCGAGACCGACATCCTGTACAAGGACGCCGCGATCGTCACCACAAGCCAGATTCAACGACGCCTACAGGCCGAAGAGCTCTACCAGTTCGACGACGAGAAGATCGCCGCTCTGGAAGAGGACGAGGATCTGACCATGTTCAACGACCCGCCGACCGATGGCGACAAGGACGAATGACGCATGGACATGATCGGCATCCAGTACAACGCCAAGCTGCAGCGGCTGGTGAAACAGGTCAAGGCCGATATCTCGGCCGAGATCATGCCTCTGGTCCGCCAGCTTACCCGGGAGTACACGCAGGACGCGGTGGTCACGACTGACGCCTGGTCTGACCTGATTATCAACGCCATCGCCAACCTGGTGAGCCGCTGGCAGTCGCCGACCGTGCAGGCGGCCGGTGCGCGCATCGCTGGTGAGTTCGTCCAGTCATCGCTCAAGAAGTCCGAGCGCGACCTGAAGAAGTCAGCCGGTATCGACGTTTTCAGCGGCTCCAGCACGCTCCAGGACTATCTGACGGCCTCGGCCCAGCAGAACGCCCAACTCATCAAGTCCATACCGGCCAAGTACCTGGAAGAGGTGCAGACGCTGGTCATGGCGAACATGCGTTCCGGCATGCGGCCAGGGTTCATCGAGAAGGCATTGCAGGAGCAGTTCGGCGTGACCCAGCGCCGCGCCAAGATGATCGCCCGAGACCAGACGTCGAAGATCCAGGGCGAGTTGGCCGAGAAGCAGCAGAAGAGCGCCGGCTTCGAGTACTTCCAGTGGATCGACTCCGACGACAGCCGCGTCCGGCGCCGCCATTCGGAGATCGCCAACAAGGTCACCGCCTACGGCAAAGGGATCTACCGCTGGGACAACCTGCCGCTCAGTTCTGACGGTAAGCCGATCAAACCCGGCTCCGACTATCAGTGCCGATGCATCGCGCGCCCAGTGAGCGCACGCGAGGTGAAGGCCAACCAAGACGCAGGCAAAACAGCGCCGGGCGTCTTCAACTAATTCATCCAATCCGCGAGGCCGCAACATGAAGTGCACGGTTTTCGACCGGGCTGGGTATCGCATCACCCAGCGAGAGTACACCGACGAGGGCTTCCTGAAGGTTCCGGGCCGGGTTGCCCGTACCGGGATTCAGGAGTACCTGGCGCGCGAGCTTGGCCTCGATGGCGATCCGATGAGGGTTGTCCGCGTTTACAGGCCGCCGGAAGAGGTGTTCGCCGACGCTTCGCTGAGCACCTACGACGCCTCGGATGTCACGAATAACCACCCGCACGCACTGGTCACCGCCGCCACCTACAAGGGCGTGGCGGTAGGCGTGGTGCGTGGGCCTGGTCGTCAGGACGGCGACTTCGTGGTCTGCGACCTGATCGTCAAAGACCAGAAGACCATCGACGAGATCAACTCAGGCAAATGCGAGTTATCCGCCGGCTACACCGCGATTTACGACGAAACGCCGGGCGTTACCGAAGACGGCCAGGCGTACGACTACATCCAGCGTGAAATCCGTATCAACCACGTTGCAATCGTTGACAGAGCAAGGGCGGGCGCCAATGCCCGCGTTTTTGACCACAACCCAGGAGGCAACACAATGCCTGTACTTATCACCACCGATAGCGGGCGCAGCGTTGATGTTGCTGATCCTGCGAACGCCCAAGTGGTCGCCGACTCGTTCGACCGACTGCTGAAGCGTGCCACTGATGCGGAATCCAAGGCTGATAAGGCCCAGGCGACCGCTGACAAGGCTGCCGAGGATCTGGCTGAGGCCCGCAAGGCTTCGAGCGATGCCGCAATCGGCGAGCGCGTCAAAGCCATCAGCGAAACCCAAGCCTTGGCCCGCAAGGTCGCCGGCGACGGCTTCACATGCGACAGCCTCGACGTGATCGAGATCAAGCGCGCCGCTCTGGCCGTCAAGCGCCCGAAAGTAGCGTGGGGCGACAAGTCCGCCGGCTACGTTGAAGCCGCCTTCGATGCCGAGTCCGAGAAGGATGAGGATGAAGACGACAAGGACAAGCCGGACATGAAGCCGTCCAGCGATACGGCTGCACTGCTCGCCCAATTCGTTCAACTGGCCCAGGACGGCGCGATTACCGCCCCGACCACCGACGCCAAGCTGACCCCGTACCAGCAGCACAAGCAAAAGCTGGCCGGTGCTCACAAACAAACCCAGAAAGGAGCCTAACCATGCCTGTTATCGGTGGTAACGCAATCAACCACGGTGTCGCTTATGCGGGCATGGTCGCCGACGGCGAGCTGTCGAACGCCGTTTCCAAAGTCAACAAGGGCACCGTGAACATCGCTTATGGCCTGGGTGTCGTTAGCGACGGTGACGACGGCGCCAAGCTGCCAGTTGACACCTCTACCGCTGCCAACTTCATCGGCGTCGTGAAGCGCGAACTGAACCGTGCCTACGCCACCGGTGACGTGTTCGGCGCGGTTGCCAAGCGCGACATGTCGGTCGAGACCGTGGCGGCTACATGGGTCACTGCTCGCGTAGCGGTCACCAAGGACGACCCGGTCTACCTGGTCGTCGGTGACGGCACCGGCACCAACCAGGGCCAGTTCTCCAACGTTGTCGGCGCTGCCGCGACCTTGGCCGTGCTGATTCCGAACGCCAAATGGGTCAGCTCCGCTGGAGCCGGTGCCCTGGCGAAAATTTCTCTGAAGATCGGGGGCTGATCGACATGTCGAAGCTTAAAAAAATCGTCGTAGCCATCGACGCAGCGATTGCGTACCAGATCGGCCGCGATACGCACGAAGTGACCTTCAATGACGGTCTGCCGACCCTCGATGACGGTATCGCGTTCTACATCAGCCAGTTGGCGAACCTGGAATCTCGGATCTACGAGACAAAGTACGCCGCGATCAACTACGACGAGCTGATCCCGGTCGAAACCGACCTGCCAGAGTGGGTGGATAGCTGGGATTACATCAGCTATGACGGCGTCACCATGGGCAAGTTTATCGGCTCCAGCGCCGACGACCTCCCAGACGTAACGCTGAACGCCAACAGGTCGTCTGTGCCGATCGGCTACGCCGGCAACAAGTACAGCTACAGCCTGGATGAGCTGCGCAAATCGCAACAGATGCGCATCCCTCTGGACACCTCCAAGGCAAAACTTGCCTTCCGTGGTGCCCAAGAGCACACCCAGCGCGTGGCTTACTTCGGTGACGCGACTCGCGGCATGACCGGGATGTTCAACAACCCAAACCTGGCGCTGGATAACTCCACCCTGGATTGGTTCGACCCGGCCACCACCGGCGCCGAGATTGCGGCCGACATGAATCAGATCCTGATTGACGGTTACATCAACTCGGCAACCACGCACCTGTTCGACACCATCGTGCTGGATGCGGCGCGCTTTGCGTTGATCGCGGCCAAGCCGATGTCCGAAACGTTCCCAGAGAAGACTGTCCTCAAGTACTTCCTGGAGAACAACCAGTACACCGCGCTGACCACTCGCACTCCTCGCGTACACAGCCGCCTTCAACTGTCCGCAGCCGAACTCGCCGCCAATGGCGTGAGCAACGGCGGCAAGGACCGCATGATGGCTTACGAGCTGAACGACGAGAACCTGGCGATGCAGGTTCCGATCCCATGGCGCTCCCTGGCACCTCAGTTGTGGAATCTGAAGGTCAACGTGCCGTGCGAGTACAAGATCAGCGGCGTTGAATTCCGCTATCCGTTCTCTGGCGCCTACCGCGACCAGTTCTAAAGCCGATCCCTGGCCGCCTCCGCCTTGCCCGGGGCGGCGGCCAGCGACTACGGGCGAGGATATGACATGTTCCTGAAGAACGAAGCAGCACGACTGATCACCATCAATCACCTGGTTGATGGAACCCGGACCAGCTACAAGATCCTGCCTGGCGAAAACCCAGCAGTCGAAGTGCCTGATGCCGTGGCGAAAATCGATTTCGTCAAGGCCCTGCTGAAAAACGGCGACCTGCGCCGCGTTGGTGCGGATGAGCTGGAAGCTGAAGAGGATGACGGCGGCGACGACATTGAAGCTCTGCGTGAGCAAGCCGGCCGAGCTGGCGTGAAGGTCAACAAGACCTGGGGCAAAGCGCGACTGCTTGAAGAAATCGCCAAGGCCGCCAAGTAACACCCGGGCGCCAGGCGCCCACCCATTCAAGGTGAACGCATGCAAATCACTCCGGAAATGATCGCGGCTTTTCGCGCCGATCCGCTGATGAAGGCGTTCGTCGATGCGACAAAATGGCCTGATTCGGTGGTCACCGAGGCCTTATGTGAAGCAGATACCGAAACCGGTTCCTCTCGCTGGGGCGCGCTTGAGCTCACCTGCAGCAACTTCAAGTGGCGCGGCATGAAGTACTACGCCGCGCACTGGCTGTCGACGAACTTCGGCTCGCTCGGCGCTGGCGGGACGCCGAACCCAGAGGCCCGTCTGAACGTGGCCGAGAAGTCAGTCGGTGATGAGTCAATCAGCTACCGAGTTCCGCAAATGATGGACGCCGGCACCGACTGGCTGACCTACACCAACTACGGCCAGCAGTTCTACAGGCTCAAGAAGCGCGCCGGGATGGGTGCCAAGGCGGTTTAGATGATCACTCTCGACATCCAGGGCTTTCAGGAATTGCAGGACGAGCTGGCGAAAGAACTGAACGCGCTGAAGTCGAACAAGGTTGTCACCGTCGGCATTCATGAAGAGGCCGGCGACGTTGAGTCGGGCGACCTGACCATGGCCAGCCTCGGCGCGATCAATGAGTTCGGCGCCGACATCAAGCACCCGGGCGGAACGTCCTACGGTTACGCCAGCAAGGCCGCCGCTGACCGCGATGAGGTCCGATTCCTCAAGACGGGCAAGGGATACATGGAACTGGGCGTCACCCAGGCGCACACCATCAACATCCCAGCCAGGCCATGGCTAGAGCCAGGGGTTGCGAGCGCAACGCCTGAGGTGCTGCTGACCATCCAAGACGGCATGGAGGCCGGACAGTCGATGGATCAGATCCTTGAGGCCGTCGGCGTGGTAGCCGCGGGCAAGGTGAAGGTTTACATGACTGACCTGAAGACCCCGCCCAACGCCGCATCGACCATTCGCAAGAAAGGCAGCTCAAACCCGCTTATCGATTCCGGCGCCATGCGCCAGTCGGTCACGCACAAAGTAGCCATTGGACCTGTGACGGAGGGCCTGGAATGAGCAGCACGCTGAGTATGGCCGGTCACGTAGACGATACGTTCGTCAGTGTTCCGGCATCGCGAACTGTCGCCGTCGCTGGGCAATGGGTTGAGGGCATCTGGGTTCCAGGCGCGACCGACACCAATGACTACACCGTCAACATCCAGCCGGCGACCGACCGAGATATTGATTTCGTCCAGCGCGCCGGCGAGCGCATCACCGATGTCCGCCGTATCTACATCAATGACGGCGAGATGCAGTTGATCGACCAAACCGGTATCTGGACGTTTCTCAGCCAGCAGTGGAAGTCTGTCAAGTGTGACAACCGCTGGTGGCGGGACTACTGCAAGGTCATCGTCACCAGAATTGACGATCAGTCAGGCGGCCCAGCATGACCAATCAAGAATTCTTCGCAAAGCTGCGACCGATTGTGATGCTGGCAACCGGGGTGCCTGAGTGCATCCTGGCCGACCAGTACGGACCGGGCAGCATGCCAGCGCCAGAGGGCGCGTACGCAACGATCACGCCGAGGCAGTACGTTGGTGAGCGTGGCCAGGCAAACGTCACCTCACGCGATATCCCGGGCGACCTGGTTGAGTTCGAAGTGCGGGCGCAGATCATGTGTTCGTGCAGCGTGAACTTCTACCGCGGCGAGGCCCTGATGTACGCCGAGCGGCTGAAACAGGCCAACAAGCGGCCCGATATCAGCATCATGCTGTTCAAGGCCAAGATCGGTTGGAACAGCGCCGACGGCGTGAACAACCTGACCAGCCTGCAATCGGCCAACTTCGAACAGCGATCACAGATCACCCTTCGCCTGATGTACGAGGCGATCAGCCTTTCCGAAATCAACAACATCTTGAGCGTGGAAGTAGCGCTCGAGAACGAAAAAGCTCAGGTCCTCCAGACCTTCACCGTCGAAGTCGACCCCTCATAACCCATTGGAGCTAGCACAGTGAGCTATCCAGCTACCAACATCATCCGGATTAATGCCCGGATCAGCCCGGCAGGCCTGGGCAATGCGAACTTTGCCAGCGCCATGCTGTTCGCCCCTGAAGACGAACTGCCCGTCGGCTTTGCCGTGGACACGTATCGGACCTACTTCTCCCTGGTGGCGCTGTCGGAAGACTTTGCGGACACCACTGAAACCTACAAGGCGGCCCAGCGCTGGCTTGGCGGCACTCCGGCTACTCGCGAGCTGAAGGTGTGGAGCACTGCCGATGCGGACCTGACTCGAGCCGCCACCCTGAACAAAGCCCGTAACATGCTCTGGTGGTACTGGACCATGTGGACGGCGCCGATTCTGGCCGTCAAGGCTGATGTTCTGGCGATTGCGCAATGGTGTGAAGACAACACCAGCATGTTTATCGACAACCAGACGGGCGCATCGGCTACTGAGATTCGCGATCCTTCTGACACCGATGACATCGCCACTCAGTTGACCACGGCAGGCTTCCGCCACGTTTACACCGCCGCGCACGCGACTGACGCCTACTCAGGTTCGGCCCTGGCCAAGCACTTCGCCGCGGTGAACTACAGCGCGGATCGCTCGACCATTACCGGCGAGTTCAAGAAGTCGCCGGGCGTACCCGCTGAGTCGCTGGACGGAACGGCCTATACCGCGATGCAGAGCGCCGCGAAAAAGGCTGTGTTCTACACCGTCGTGGACAACCAGGGCTCGGTTGACTCCGGCCGCTGGTTGAACACTTTCACTCACAGCACCTACGGCGAGTTCATCGACGATGTTGTGAATCTCGATGCGTGCGTGAACTTCCTGACCACATCGCTCTACAACGCAGTGGCCAACCAGACCACAAAGCTTGCCCAGACCCCGGTCGGCCAGGCTGTGTTGATCGGCGCTGCTCGGGCGACCATGCAGCAGTTCGTCAACAACGGCTACCTGGGCCCGCGCAATTACATCGACCCGGACGACGGTCTCGAGAAGTACACCGCTGGCTTCGAGATCCTGACCCAGCCGGAAGACATCCTTGACTTGTCGGAAGCTGATCGCAACGCCCGCAAGTCTGCCCCGCTGCGTATTCGCCTGTTCCGTGCCGGCGCCATCCACATTGTCGATGTCGACCTCGACGTTTATTAATAGGTGACCCATGAGCCTGAGTAATTTTTCGACAGACCTGTGCGTCGTCACCATCAACGGCCGGCAGATCCAAGACTGGGGCGACACTGCAACCCCATACACGGACGCCCCAATCGATGCCAAGAGCCAGCTCCGTCGCGGCCAGGGCGGTAACGCAATCCGCCTCGATCGCATCAACCCGGGCCGGGAGGTGAATATCTTCCTGAACCCAGGTTCGGCGGACGCGGCTTATGTCCAGGGCCTGCTCAACTCGAACGCCAACGTCACGCTGACCTACACCCAGATCGGTACGCTGGAAACGGCACTGGGCTCGGAAGGCGTGATCGTGAACGACGGCCAGCGCGGGCGCGCCGGTTCGACCATCACGGACGACCAGTTCACGATGCAGTTCAACATCTGGGAAGCGACAAGGGGCTGATAGATGAGCGTAAAAGCATTCACCATCGGCGGCGTGCAGTACAACGCCGCCATGGCCAGCGCCGTCGATCAAGACCGTCTCATGTCCCTGCTGTCTGCCGCCGTGCTGGAGCGATTCGCCACGGCGGCGCAGGCAAGCCTGGAGGTAGATGAAAAGGTCCTCTCCATGATGTTCATGTCGATGCGCCAGGACGTTAAGTCTCAAGTGGCGCAGATGATCATGGCCAAGGTAGTGGTCAACGGCACGGATCGCCCGGTCACTGTCGCTGACTTCGGTGGGCGGATGGTGCAATACAACCAGCTCCTGGCTGAGTTGCTGCGCTGGAATCTCTCCGATTTTTTCGACTGGCTGCCCGGCGGCGAAAGAAGCCCAAGGCAGCCGGTCGTGTAAAACGCAGCTCAGTGAATTGGTTTCTGATGCGCCCCTGTGTCGGGATCGTGGGCGTTTGCCCGCCACTCTGCACCTGGGCGCAACTGGTCGATGGATCCCTCTCCATAGCGGACGTCGAGCGCTTCAACCAAGCCATGGATGAACTGTGGGATCAATACGAGGCTGCGAAGAATGGCTAGCAAAGTCCTGAAGTCGTTCCTGATCGGCATCGGCTATGACACCAAAGCCCTGGAAGCGGGCGACAAGAAGATCAACGCCAGTCTCAATGGCATCAAATCCGGCGCCCTCGGTATCTCGGCGGCCCTGATTGGAGCCTTTGGCACTGCCGCCAGCTCAATTGTTGGCGTGGCTGGCCGCGTAGATAAGCTGGCGATGTCCACGCAGAACCTGCGCACCTCCCAGGCGGCCGTGTACAACTACGGCAACGCCATCAAGCTGATGGGCGGTGATGCTGCTGACGCCATCGACACGCTGCGGCGATTCGAAGAGATCCAGAACAACCTGCGTCTCAAGGGTGATGCCGGGCCGATCAATGACCTGGCCATGGCCGGCCTGGATGTGAGTTCGCTCTACGAGACGCAGACCGGCGAAGAGTTCATGCGCGCGCTGTCTGCCATGATCCCGAACCTGGATGAAGGGCAGCGATCTGTTGTTCAAGACTCTCTCGGGCTGTCGGATGCCGTTTTCCGGTCCTTGGCCGGCGGTGTCGAGCAGCTTGACGCCACGATGAAGAAAGCCGGCGCACTCACCGGCAGCGTGGATCAGCTCACCGACGAGAGCCGCAAGCTGGCCGAGAACGCTTCAGAGTTCGGCCTGATCATCGAGGGCATCAAAAACGAACTGGCTGAAGAGTTCCTGCCCAGCCTGATCGGTGCCGGGAGCGCGCTCAACAACTTCCTCAAGGAATACCGCGACGAGATCGGCGGGGCCATTGGGTACGCCGCCGACAATGCGGGGGCTACCGCAGTGCTTGGCGGATCGGCTACTGCGGCTGTTGCTGGGGCAGCAGCGGCAAAACTGGGCCTCAGCACCGTCGGCGGCGCAGTAAGCAAGGCTGGAACGGCAGGTGTTGCGGTAACCGGTAGCGCCATCGGTGCGAACTTGCTCAACAGGACGCTCGACGAGAATGTGCCTGGGTACGGCGCAGCCTCTCGCAGCTTTGACGAGTTGCTCAAAAGCGTGACCGGCCTTGACCGGATCAAAGGGCCACTGGAACTGATTTCCGGCGGGTTGAGCGACACTGGAAGCGCTCCTCAGATTGTCTCGGAAAGCCCAACGGAGACCTCTCCGCCGCCAGTCTCGCAGCAAGGCGAGACGTACACCGGCCAGGTCATTCGCTCCCAGGAGGACATTGAGTACCTCAATCACAGGGACAGGTCAGCCGCTGACAGCATGCCCCCTCCCGAGCCGAATCGGGATGAGCAGCGCCAAGCAGATGCTGAAGCTATAGCTGGAGCGCTGGGCCGCACACCGGTCAAGGTTGAGAGCCACCTCAACGTGAACATGCAACTCGACGGGCAGGCCCTTGAAAGCAAGATCATTCAGGTCAACGAGCGGCAGAACTACGAAACCCTGGGCGACCTGAAGACCACAACGGAGCGATAGCCTTGAGCATTATCAATATCTTCACGCGCCAGGCGCCGACCATTGCCGGCTACTCGTTCGACGCGGTGCTGGAGGATACGTTCGAGGCCACGATGACGATCACCTCTGTTCCGATCGAGTCGGGGGTTCGGATCTCGGACCACCGCATCCTGAACCCATACAAGTGGGTGATGACCGGGGCGATCAGTAACAACCCGGTCAAGGTTCAGTTGACTGACTTCCTGGGCGGGGCGCTCTCCAACCTGACGGATAACCCTATCGTGTCCACGGTAGCCGGCCTGTCGGCTGGCTTCCTGGCCGGCAGTGACGAAACCAGGGCCAGCACAACGCTCGGGTTCCTTCTGTGGCTCATGACGTCCTACGACCCGTTCGACATCGATGCCGGTGACATCCTGCTTAAGAATATGGCGATCACTCGTCTTGCCAGGACAAAGGAGCCGCGCAACGAGGGCGGTCTTGAGTTCATAGCTGAGCTTCAGGAAGTCATCAGTCTCGACCGGATCGCCAGGGATACGGAGTGCTCGCTCCCGCAGCTTCGGGATGGAGACCCATCCAAGAGCGCGCTTTCCCGGGCAATCGCCAAAGGTCAGGCAATCGCCAAGGAGGCGAACGAGGCTGTATCGAACGCAGTCAACAACATCATTGACGGGGTGGTCTGATGTACGTGATTCCGCTACTCCCCGGCGCAGCAAACGCTCACCAGCGGTTTTCCGTGCAGCTCGGTGACAACCTGATCGCGTTCGAGGTCGACTACGTTTCGTACCTCGATGATCCGGCCTGGTCCATGAATCTCCTGCGCGACGGGAGCCGGATCGTCTCCGGGGCAATGCTTGAGCCAGGTAGCGACATCATCCAAAGCTACCGGACCGGTATTGGGCAGATGGTGTTCACAGGCAACGACGTTACCCTGGACAATCTCGGCGTCGAGAACTTCCTCGTCTGGATACCCCCACTGGTGGAAACATGAGAGAGCGCGTTTGGTCGGTTGATATCAATGGCCAGCCCTATATCAGTTCGCAGTCGGGGCGCCGCCAGTTCAGGGTCCAATTTAATATCGACATATCGCCCGGCGATGCGATTTCCTTTGCAGATATCCGGCTTTACAACATGAACAAGGGGTCGCGAGTCGCCCAAGGGTCAAGTATTGTTTTTCGCGCCGGCTATGACGACAACGTGGACGCGGTGTTCACTGGCTACGTTACGAATTCCCTGCGTGAGCGCGAACCGGGTCAGCCAGAGATCATAAGCCGCCTGGTCTGCCGGTCCGGGCAGCCAGCGACTGACCGGGCATCCGCCCAGCTTTCATTCGGTGTCGGAACCAGGATTGAGGAGGTCCTCCGCGCCCTGGCTCGCGCGTGGCCGCTGCCGATCGACATCGACAATGCGCAGTTCGCCGATGCAAAACCGCTTTCTACGGGCCTTGTGGTTGATGGCGACATCCCTGCGGCATTCACGGATCTGTCCTACGCCTACAAGTTCGACTGGATGCAGGACCGTGGTCGGATTGTCATCACCAAGCCAAACATGCCGCGCTCGACCATCCCGGTTCAGGTTGACCAGTTCAGCGGGATGATCGGTATCCCCGAGGTTTCTCGCGGGCCCGACGGTCTTGGCGTATTCGTGGCCGTGCAGCTCAACCCAGCGTTGCGCATCAACGGCAAGATCAACGTCGAAAGCGAGTTCGCCACCTTCAACACCGGCAACCTGTTCGTTTCGGAGCTGAGCGGTGACGCCACGGCCAATGGCGAGTACAACATCTTCGCCATGAAGCATTCCGGCGATTCGCACAGCGACCTGTGGCGGACCGAGATCGACGGCTTGCGGGCCGGAACAACTCCAGCGGCAACCGAAACTGCAACCCCTCAAAACGGGAAGCTGATCTGGGGCGCCAGGGTTGACCAGGCGTTCCGCGTCAAGGTGCGGG